ATGCTAACGGACAAGTAAACCATAGTCTTTACGTTCCTACGTCTCTTAATGCTTATGCGTTTAACGATAGCAACGACGCTGGCACTCCCACTCAGTTTACTGCCGCAGACGCCATTATTGACATTAAGATGGAAATTAACTCCATCCAAGATGCCAATATATTTACGCCAATACCGGGAACAGAGGTTGAGGTGTCCACCAACGGCAATAACTATGAGGCTGGAAAAACCATCTTGCAGGATATGTTCAAGGGGCGCTACGAGAATACGCTAACCGATACATTTAACAACCTTCAGTATGGCGCTGTAAAAAACTTTCCTGATGACGGTGGAACAGTTGAGAACACTGTGGTGACCATTAGTGCTGCGTCCCCTGCTGTAGTGCAAGTGGGCGAGCGTCTTGCTGCTAGACAGCCTATGGAAGCGACATTTCCGTTTAACACAGATGGCGGCAAGTACACCATATCAGGCACAGACAACGCCAACTACAACGACACCGCGTTCTTTGTTAAGCCAACGGGCACCACAACGGCAGAGCTTTATGCGGCCTATGATCCTGTAACAGCAGTCTACTCAAGCCCTATTGACGGCGCAGCACTGGGCGCAGCAACGGGTGGATTACTGAAAGGATTTCAGGGTTCTAGGGTTGTTTGGAGCTTCTTCGTGAAGACCAGAACAGCTTACTACCCTAACGCAAAAATTATGCTTGTTGTGAACTGGAAAGAAATAGTCCAGTAATATGCCCAACATAAACCTCAATTATGGGCATTGGACGTTCTGGGCACCTTATCAGACAACAACGCTACCGTTTACATTTGGTACGCAGAAAGTTGTGTTTGATGGTCAGCTAAAGCACATTCTGGTCTCTGAGGGCGTTACCACGCTAAACATTGAGGCCGATGTTTATTCGGCATGGAAAGAGTGGACTTTGGGCGTAGGCAGCAACTACGACTCGGCCATACGAACAATTGGTGGAGACCCGACAACGGCAGGCAACTTTGCTGGAGACCTTTACTTTTTGATTAATGGCTGGAAGCTGTTAATAGACATAACCAAGGTTAAGGTTTCGGGCGTATTATTCTCGGATGACTTTGACACGGCATATTATAACTATGATGTCGTGCCAGTGTTCCCGGCAGAGGTTTCCTCTATCGTTAACAAGGTGTCTACAGGAGGCGGGTCAGACCCAGCGGTTATCGCAGATGCAGTCTGGGACGAGCTTGTATCAGGACATACAAACATCACCACCTTTGGTGGATTGGTTAATGAGACTAAGTTCCTCAGAAAAGCCATCTACCTTGATGTAGACCTTGTTGCAAATGGTGACGGCTCTCAGCGCAGCCCATTTAATAACCTGACAAGCGCTATAGACGCGGCAGAGCTAGAAGGTATTAGGGAGCTTTATCTGACAGGCGATGTTGAGCTAAACAGGAACCTAAAGAACTTCACTGTCATTGGCGTCGGAAAGCCAGAGATTGACGCAAACGGCCAAGACTTAAAGAACACTAACTTTGAGCTTTGTAAGCTAAAAGGCGAATTCACTAACTCAATAGTTGCCCAGAATTGCACATTGTTAGATGGGGCATTCTTGAATGGCTTTTATCAAGACTGCGCTCTAGATGGCGATATGACGTGTATTTCAGGCGGTGAAGTGTTTATGAGTAACCCCGCATCTAGCGTGGCAGGAACTGGAAGGCCCACTATTAGCATGAGCGGCGCTCTTCTTAGTATGCGCGGATACAATGGTGGACTAACCATCTCTGATTGCAACACTGTGACTGACAGAGTTACAGTTGACATGTCATCAGGGTCGCTGACGTTTGACGCATCGTGTACCGCAGGGGTGATGGTAGCTCGGGGAGTCACTAGCTTTGTAGACTCCACGGCAGGCGCAACAGTTGTTAATGAGACAATAAACAGGCAGCTAATAATTGACTCTGGCGGCGGCGGCACAGGAAGCGGCCTAACACTAGAACAGTTTATAGCACTGAAGGATTGATATGGCGACCCCACGTAAAGGCAAAGCTAAAGTCAAGGTTACTAGCAGCGGCAAAAAGGTCAGCTACGGTCAGGCGGGAAAAGCCAAAGATGGCGGCAGACGTGTAAAGCCCGGAACATCTAAAGGCGACTCGTACTGCGCTCGCAGCCTTGGAATAAAGAAGCGCCTGTCAAAGAAAAAGGCAAACGATCCTAATACACCAAACAACCTAAGCCGAAAGCGCTGGAAGTGTTCTGGCGCTAAAAGCAAGAAGTAGGAGGTTACATGCCAATTACGAGAGCGCAAGCTGGAAAGCAGACCAAGAACGCACCCAAGACCAAGCGAATGAAAAAGGGCGGTACTGTTAAAGATGCCTGCTACAAGAAAGTCAAAAAGAACTACAAGGTGTTTCCCTCTGCATATGCGTCTGGTGCTATTGCAAAATGCCGAAAAGCTAAGGCTAAAGGCAAGAAGTAATGGCAGTCAGGAAGACGAAAAAGGGCGCAGCACTAAAGCGGTGGTTTAAAGAAGACTGGAAAGACGTCAGCACGGGTGAGTCCTGTGGTCGCAAGAAAGGCGATGGGCGCGGTACACCCTACTGCCGACCCACAAAAAAGGTGTCCAGCAAGACGCCAAAGACGTCTGGGGAAATGACTGCTGCTGAGAAGCGGAAAAAGGTCGCGGAAAAGAAAAAGCTGGGCCAGCCAAAGGGTAAGCCCCGCAGGGTTAAGCCTGTAAAGCGCAGGACAAGGAAAGCTTAAATGACTACATCTGGAACAACAAGCTTCACCCTAGATATGGGCGATATCGTTGAGGAAGCATTTGAGAGGGCTGGCCTTGAGTTGCGTTCAGGATATGACCTGAGAACAGCTAGGCGATCACTTAACTTGATGTTGCTTGAGTGGCAGAACAGGGGGCTAAACCTGTGGACTGTGCAGTCAGCAGAATTACCACTGGTTGCTGGTATCGGCCAATACACTCTTACTGGTGACAAGTTAGATATAGTTGAAATGGCTTTACGCACCGACGCTGGTGATGCATCAAAGCAGTCTGACCTGAACATGAACAGGATTTCAGTAAGCTCATATGCAAAGCAGACAGACAAGCTGACAGAGGGCAGGCCTATTCAGTATTACGTGGAAAGGACTCCAGCAGGCATTACGCTTAACTTGTGGCCTGTCCCAGATTCTAGGCAATCCTACACACTGTCCTACTACTACATGGGTAGGATTGAGGACACAGGTTCTACGGCGTCATTCAACATCGACATCCCCGACAGGTTCCTGCCTTGTTTGGTGGCGGGACTGGCATTCCATATTGCGTCTAAGCGACCTGAGGCCATGCAGATGGTTGCGCCGCTAAAGCAGATGTACGAAGAGCAATGGTCAATTGCTGCCGATTCTTTCAGGGAAAAGGCGTCCTTGTTTGTTTCTCCGGGTGGATATAACAATTTATGAGCACCTTTGCGAACGGCAAAAAAGCGTTTGGGTTCTGCGATAGAACTGGCTGGCGCTACAATTTGCGTGACCTTGTCCGACAGATTGAAGATGGTCAGTGGAACGGATTGCTGGTCGGAAGGGATGTTGTTGACCAAGATCAGCCACAGTTAAAGCTGGGAGATGTAAATGCAAACGATCCACAAGCACTGCGTAACCCCCGCCCAGATAAAGAGCTTACTGAAAGCCGTGGACTGTTTGCTTGGAATCCAGTGGGTGGCGGCGTTTCTGAGTTTGGCAGCCGTACTGTTGGGCTGGACATCTCTGCTGAGGTGGGCATAGTCAAGGTGGAGATAAGCTAATGGCGTTTACCTACGCAACACTAAGCCAGACAATTCAGGACTATGTTGAGTCTTCAGAGGCTAGCCTTGTTGACAATATACCTACTATCATCAAACAGGCAGAAGAGCGCATCCTAAAATCTGTGCAACTGTCTGTTTTTATTAAAAATTCTACCGGAATTGTCAGCACCGGAAACCAGTACCTTCAACTGCCATCTGACTATTTAACGCCGTTTTCGATTGCAATTGATAACGGCGGCTATGAATACTTGATACTAAAGAACGTCAACTTCATTCGCGAAGCGTATCCAGACAGCACGGTTACTGGTGTGCCTAAGTATTACGCGATCTTTGATGTCGATAACTTCATTGTCGGGCCGACGCCAAACAGTGAGTATACGGTTGAGCTTCACTACTTTTACCGCCCAACATCCATTGTTGACTCAACAGATGGAACGTCTTGGCTCGGTACAAATGCAGAGAATGCATTGCTTTATGGCTGCCTGCTAGAGGCCTACACATATCTGAAGGGCGATCCAGATTTGATGCAGCTATATGCGTCAAGATATGGCGAGGCGATGGGCCTGCTGGAGAACTTTGGCGAGGCCTACGGAACAACAGATAACTACCGCTACGGTCAGGTGAGAAAGGCACGATCATGATATCTATGGCCCCAGTGGCAGTTTCTGTCCAGACAAGCAATAACAGGGGACATACCCCTGAAGAGGTGGCAGAGCGCTGCCTCTCAAAGATTATCAGTGTGTCAGATACAGCGCCAGAGGTAGTCAAAAAACAAGCAGAAGAGTATCGGTCTAATCTTAGAAAGGTGTTAATTCACTACATGAAAGAAGCTGTAAACAGTGACCGAACTACAATGTATAATATGTTAACAGTTAACGGACACGCAGATGTGGCCGAAATAATCAGGAGATTGTGATGGCTTTTACTGGCAACTATATGTGTACGTCGTTCAAGAAAGAGCTTCTTGAGGCAACGCATAATTTTTCATCCGCTGGTGGTGACACTTTTAAGCTTGCACTATATGACAGCAACGCCTCGTTAACGGCGGCCACAACAGACTACAGCGCAACCGATGAAGTTGTTGGTACTGGTTATGTCGCTGGTGGTGGCACACTGACCAACATAGGCGTGACCTCATCAGGCACTACAGGGTTTTGTGACTTTGGCGACATCACGTTCTCAGGCTCTACGCTTACGGCGCGTGGCGCGTTGATTTACAACGCAACCGCAGGAACTAACGCTGTGTTAATTCTTGACTTCGGTTCCGACAAAACATCGGCAAACGGTGATTTTACTATACTGTTTCCCACCGCTGATGCGACAAACGCGATTATTAGAGTCGCCTAATGACCGATGTCATTATTGAGTTTGCTGGCTGGGGCCGATTAGGCTGGGGCGATGAGGCTTGGTCATCTGGCTTACAGGCGGCAGAGGCTACTGGTGAGGTTGGTGACGTCACCATACTTGCCGTCAGAAAGACGTTAGTCAGCACGGCAGGCGTAGCGTCAACAGCGCTTATTGGTGAGATTACAACAGGGTTTGGAAAGACTGTTAGCGTCACTGGCTTAGAAGCTAATGCAAGGTCGGGAGCAACCCTCATATGGGGGGCTATAGTCCCAAATCAAACGACAACATGGACAGAGATTTCGCCATAAGCGGCACAGAGGATTAGACAATGCCCAGTACATATACAAACAACCTAGCAATTGAGCAGATCGGCACTGGAGAACAGTCAGGTACGTGGGGAAACACCACCAACCTAAACTTTGACCTTATCGACCAGTCTATCTGCGGATTGGGTTCCATCCAGTTGCTTGCTTTAGGAACAACAGGCGCACCTAACTTGCTGCCTATAACAAATGGCTCTTTATCTGAGGGCCGCAATGCTTCTATTGAGTACACCAGTAACGGTGACCTAGGGGTCTTGACCTCTGCATTTGTTCAGCTAACGCCAAACACGTCAGAGCGAATAATCACCATCAAAAACTCAATGACTGGCAGTACTGCACTTGAGGTTTTTCAGGGCACTTACGACGCTGGGCGATCACTGATTATTGCCAACGGCGACACAGTTATGTGTAAGTTCTCTGGTATAGGCGCGGCATCGACGGTAACCGCACTAACCACAGGACTAAACATCGCTGACCTACAGGCCCAAGAGAGCCTTACGGTTAAGTCAGCAACGGTAGGCACTGAAGAGTTTACCATTTCCTCTAGAATTGTTAATGGCGAATCATCATTAGTAACGGGCTTTAGCGGTGCTACTGACGGGCTTCAGGTAGTTGCTGACACTGACCGTATCAGAGTGGGCATTAACACGACGCCAGAGGAAACTGATTCCACCACTACGCTTCATGTCAGCAGCCCCGGAGAGGTCTCATTGAGGCTTGATTCTACTGGCTCTAACGACGCAAACCTTAGATTTTGTAACGATGGTGTTAGACGATTCAGCCTGTATTACGACGAGTCAAACGACTCGCTTCGAATCTTCGATAACGTCCAATCCTCGACTAGATTCAGAATTAACTCAGATGGCAGTATCATTATCGCTGGTACACTTGAGGGGCGAGACATTGCTGCTGATGGGGTCAAGACAGACGATCTGTACGCTGGTGAAGAGCGATGGACTAGCATCACTCCAGCAGGATCGGTCAATGTTGACTGTAATGATGGAACAGCGTTTTATCTCAGCACAAACCAGAACACAGCGATTGCATTCATAAACCCCCCAACTACCGGAACCGCCTTTGCATTTACGTTTGAAGTGCTACAGAACGGCGCGTTCACGCTATCGTGGCCTGCTGCTGTCAAGTGGGCTGGAGGCGTTGCACCCTCAGCACCCGCATCAGGCGAGACTTATGTGTACACCTTTTACACACGAGATGCAGGAACTACTTGGTATGGGGTCTTAGCTGGAGCGGCGTTTGCATGAGCTATTCTGCACGGAAGCTGATGACGGTAGGCAGCGGTGAGCCTGTGTATGTAGAGGATGTCTTCTCTACCTACCTGTACACTGGCACTGCTGCCACAAGACAAATCGTCAATGGCATAGACCTCGCCGACAAGGGTGGTATGATTTGGACTAAAGCCCGCAGTACTGCTCTTGGTCACGCCCTACACGACAGCGAGATGGCGGCTGAGTCCTTTCTTTCATGTGACGGCGGCGCAGCGATATATGGGCCTTCTTCTGCAGGTGCCGATAGTTATCTATCGCTTAACTCCGACGGGTACTCTGTTGGCAGTTCTCAGTTCGTGAACGATAGTACGAGGACTCTTGCTTCATGGACATTCGCCCAACAGGAAGGCTTCTTCGATGTCGTGACGTACATAGGCGATGGCACTCAACCACGTGCGATTCCTCATAACCTCGGCAGCGCGCCGGGGATGATGATTATTAAGTCAAAAACGCTGCTCTCTTCTTGGGTCGTGTATCACAGAGCAATGGGCAACCAGTACGAGATTAGGTTGAACAGCGAGAATGATAAAGTCAATGCTCAACTTACGGTTTGGAACCAAACCGACCCTACTGACACGGTGTTTACCGTAGGGAGTGCCGACTCAGTAAATAAATCAGGCGAGGAATTCGTAGCCTACCTATTCGCCCACGACGCCCAAGAGTTCGGCCTTAACGGTAACGAG